TTGGAATGGACGAATACTTTGATCGTCTGTTTAATCTTCACGAAACTACAACAAACTATCCACCTTACAACCTAGTTCAAGTAAATAATGTTGAGTCGCATTTAGAGATCGCATTAGCAGGTTTTAAGAAAGGAGAAGTCAATGTTTTCACGGAGTATGGAAAACTTTTTGTCGAAGGGCAAAAACAAGATACAGAGTCGGAGAAGACCTTTATCCACAAGGGAGTGGCTAGCAGAAGCTTTAAACGAGCGTGGACTCTATCCGACGACACAGAGGTACGAGACGTTACCTTCGAAGACGGACTCCTCAGAATCGTCCTCGGAAAAGTAGTCCCAGAGCATCATGCCCGTAAGGACTATCTCTAAATAATACTGAATATCGTCGGCGCAGACGAGGGAGGTAATGGCAAAAACCATTGACACCTCCCTTTTTTGTTGGTAGAATGATTTGAGGAGAAACTAACTAATGTCTATTAAACTTGTAGTATTGAAGTCTGGTGAGCAAGTAATTGCCGACACCAAAGAGATCGTTTCGGAAGATAAAGTTAAAGGATATCTTTTGAATAACCCGCAGACAGTATCACTCTCTAATTCAGTTTTTCTGGTTGAAGGTCAAGAGGATGATGGTCGAAATGTTGAAATTACATTAGCGCCATATCTTATTTTTACTTCTAGTGAGGATATTGTTATTGCACCAGATTGGGTAGTAACTATTGTTGACCCATTGCAATCCTTAATTGACCTATATCAGGAGAAGTTAAATGTCAAAGACAGTTAAATGTTTGCTATTAGATGTTGATAATGTTATCATTAGTGAGGTAGTTGAGATTGATGCTGCACTTGGTGACCCAAATTGTAAGATGATTAATCCATATCTCTTTATTTCTGAAGATGATATGAAACCTTGGCCAAAGGCAACTAATCAAACTGAATTGATGATTAGGTCAGAGGACATTCTGACCATTGCAGATCCAAAACCTGAAGTTGTTGAAAAGTATCTGGAATTAACTGGAGAATGAGATTTTACACCAACGTCCAAATGGTCGGGGACCACTTCTTGGTCCGTGGTTATGAAAATGGCAAACATTTCATGACACGGGAGAGGTTTAACCCGACCCTTTTTGTCCCTTCTAATAAAAAAACAAAATACAAAACCCTTGAGGGTGAATATGTCGATGCAGTAAAACCTGGATCTGTTCGTGACTGCCGTGAGTTTATTAAGAAGTATGAGGGCGTAGAAAACTTTAAAATCTATGGAAATACAGGATACATCTATCAATATATTTCTGAGATGTATCCAGAAGAAGAGATTAAGTTTGATACTAACAAAATTAAAATCTCCACGATTGACATTGAGGTGAAATCTGAGAATGGATTCCCAGATGTAGAATCTGCTGCAGAAGAAGTTCTCTTGATTACTGTGCAGGACTATACCACCAAACAAATTCGCACATGGGGTCAAGGTCCATTCAAAACCAAACAAGAGAATGTTATCTATAAAGGTTTTCGTACAGAGTATGAATTGTTAAGTGCTTTTATCAACTGGTGGATGATTGAGGAGAATACTCCTGAGGTTGTGACTGGTTGGAATAGTGAGTTGTACGATATGCCGTATCTTGTGCGACGTATTGATAGGATTCTTGGTGAGAAGTTGATGAAACGTCTTTCACCTTGGGGTCTGGTTACCGAAAGAGAAATCTACATTGCTGGTCGAAAGAATATTGGATATGATGTTGGTGGTATTACACAACTTGATTATCTGAATCTTTATAAGAAGTTTACTTACACAAACCAAGAATCATATCGTCTGGATTATATTGCTAATGTTGAGTTGGGTCAAAAGAAACTAGACCACTCTGAGTTTGATACCTTTAAGGACTTCTATACTAACGGTTGGCAGAAGTTTGTAGAATACAACATCATTGACGTAGAACTTGTTGACCGTCTGGAGGACAAGATGAAACTGATTGAGTTGGCAGTTACTATGGCATATGATGCTAAGGTTAATTATGCCGATGTTTCTTCTCAGGTCCGTATGTGGGATACTATCATTTATAACTATTTAAAGAAACAAAACATCGTTATTCCTCCAAAACAAAAATCAGACAAGGACTCCAAATATGCGGGAGCGTATGTTAAGGAACCGATTCCTGGGAAGTATGATTGGGTGGTTAGCTTTGACCTTAATAGCCTTTATCCCCACCTTATTATGCAGTACAACATCTCCCCAGAGACGTTACTTGAGGAAAGACACCCAAGTGTTACCGTTGATAAGATACTTAATGAAGAGATAACATTTGAAATGTATAAAGACAATGCGGTCTGTGCTAATGGTGCAATGTATCGCAAAAATAACAGAGGATTTCTTCCAGAGTTGATGGAAAAAATCTATAAGGATAGGACTGTCTACAAAAAGAAAATGCTTGCTGCAAAGCAGCAGTTGGTGGATATTGAAGAGGAAATGAAACGAAGGGGTATTCTGTAATGGGTTATCTGATTGGTGGAAATAAAGAAGAGCATCAGGATGAGATTGTTGCATCTTCTGGTAGTAAGTATAAAAAACTTTCTAATGCTGAGTTGAGTAAACTGAGGAATGCTACTGAAAAAGAAATTTCAAGGTGCAACAATATTCAGATGGCTCGCAAGATTCAGCTCAATTCTGCTTATGGCGCTATCGGTAACCAGTATTTTAGATATTACAAACTTGCAAACGCAGAAGCGATTACACTTTCTGGTCAGGTCTCTATCCGATGGATTGAGAATAAGATGAATGGATTTCTAAATAAGATTTTGAAAACGGAAGATGTAGATTATGTCGTTGCATCTGACACCGATTCAATCTATCTTAATCTTGGACCTATTGTTGATAAATTTCTTAGCAATAAGTCTGACGATACGGGCAAGGTTGTTAACCTCTTGGATAAGATATGCAGAGAGCAGTTTGAGCCGTTCATCGAATCCAGTTATCAGGAACTTGCGGATTACGTTTCGGCGTATGAGCAGAAAATGCAAATGAAACGTGAGAATATTGCTGAGCGTGGTATTTGGACTGCTAAGAAAAGATACATTCTCAATGTTTGGGATAGTGAGGGTGTCAGATATGATGACCCTAAACTGAAGATGATGGGTATCGAAGCAGTCAAATCATCAACACCTGCACCATGTCGCAAGATGATTAAAGATGGTCTCAAGTTGATGATGAATGGCACTGAAGATGACGTGATTGATTTCATTGATAAGTGCCGTAAGGAGTTTAAGGCACTTCCACCAGAAGATATTGCTTTTCCAAGAACTGCATCTGATGTAAGGAAATATCATTCATCCGCAGACATTTATGTTAAGGGCACACCTATTCATATTCGTGGAGCACTTTTGTTTAATCATTATGTAAAAGAAAAGAAACTTACCAATAAATATTCACTTATTAGTAATGGGGAAAAGGTTAAGTTTCTCTATTTGAAAAAACCGAATATTATTCAGGAGAATATCATCTCCTTCATTCAAGACTTTCCCACCGAACTTGGTCTTGACAAGTATATTGACTATGACCTACAATTTGAAAAGAGTTTTGTAGAGCCGCTCAAATCTATTCTTGATGCAATTGGGTGGAATGTCGAAAAAACCGCAAACCTAGAATCGTTTTTCTTTTAATGGATATTCCTATTAATGACAAAGAGCTTGCTACTATTGTGAAGGCAATGTCTCTTGGTGGTGACACCGCTCTGTATCAAAAACTCAAACTTGTAAAGGAACTGCGTGAGCAGGACCTGCCTTATAAAAAAATTCTTCGTGAACAATACGGGATGGTTGCTTAATGGACTTTTTGAAAGATATTGTAAAAGAAATTGGTGATGATTATACCAAACTCGCTGCCGACATCGACGAAACTGAAACTTATGTTGACACAGGTTCGTACATTTTTAATGCACTGGTTTCAGGTAGCATATTTGGTGGTGTATCTGGGAATAAGATTACTGCTATTGCTGGAGAGTCTAGTACTGGAAAGACTTTCTTCTCACTCGCCGTTGTCAAGAATTTTCTTGATAATAATCCCGATGGTTATTGTCTCTATTTTGATACTGAGGCTGCCGTCAACAAGTCCTTACTTGAATCTAGGGGCATTGACCTCAATCGGTTAGTTGTGGTTAATGTTGTGACTGTTGAAGAGTTTCGCAGCAAGGCACTCAAGGCAGTAGATATTTACTTAAAAAAATCTGTAGAAGAACGCAAACCTTGTATATTTGTGCTAGACTCTTTGGGTATGCTTTCCACTGAGAAAGAAATTACTGATGCACTCAATGATAAGCAAGTTCGGGATATGACTAAATCCCAACTGATTAAAGGTGCTTTCCGTATGCTCACTCTTAAGTTGGGTCAGGCAAACATTCCTATGATTGTTACTAACCACACCTACGATGTCATTGGCGCTTATGTTCCTACAAAGGAGATGGGAGGCGGTAGCGGTCTTAAGTATGCTGCTTCTACTATCATCCATCTCAGCAAGAAGAAGGAGAAAGACGGAACTGAAATCGTCGGAAACCTTATCAAGGCTAAGACTGCTAAGTCACGTTTAAGCAAGGAGAACCAAGATGTTACGATACGTTTGTTTTACGATGAGCGTGGTCTTGATCGTTATTATGGTCTTCTTGAACTCGGTGAAATTGGCGGTCTCTGGAAAAACGTCGCAGGACGCTATGAGATTGACGGCAAAAAAGTCTATGCTAAGGCAATTCTCAAAGACCCCGACCAGTATTTCACTCCAGAAGTAATGGAGAAACTGAATTCTATTGCAAAAGAAGAATTCAGTTATGGTTGATCTTGGTGATCTTATTCACGTTTATGATGGTGTGTTGGATGAAAAAACATGTGATTTTCTAATAAAAGTTTTTGATGAAGAATCGGAACATCATGAAGTAATTGAGAATGAGGGTAGACCAAATTTTACTCAATTCAATCTTACAGAGAACTGTAGTTTTACCGATGAACTCAAAAAGGTTCACAATAGTGTAATCAAAAAAGTTCAGAAGTATCAAAAGGAATACTACAAGTTCGTGGATGCCAGAGTGTTTCCTTCTTCATATGCATTTGAACAATTCAGAATAAAGAGGTATAATACTGGTGGTGAGGATAGGTTTGATACACATGTCGATGTAGCAGACTATTCCTCCGCCAGAAGGTTTCTCTCTTTTATGTTTTATCTGAATGATGTTTCGGAAGGTGGAGAGACAGTTTTTAGAGATAAAAAGATTACTCCAAAGAAAGGATCTCTTTTAGTATTTCCTCCTTTGTGGATGTATCCTCATCGTGGAAATCCTCCTATCAGTAATCCAAAGTATATTATGAGCACTTATTTACACTATAAGTAATGGAAAGAATCGAAACTACTATTCTCAGAAACTTAATAACTAGTGAGGAATACTCTCGCAAGGTCATTCCTTTTATTGAACCAACATATTTTGAACAGAGGACAGAAAAGGTAATCTTTGAAGAGATTGCCAAGTTTATTATTAAATACGGTTCTGCCATTACAACAGAA